CGGCTGGATGGTGCTCGACCCGCTGGCCGGTCGCCTGGTCGCGGCGCGGCTCGACCTGCCGCCCGGCTTCGACCTGCCCGGCTTCTACCGTCGCGCGGGACTGATCGTCTGCGGTCCGTTCCGGCCTACGGAAGCCCAACCACGCCGCCTGCCGGCCCTGCTGCCGATGAGTTGCGTCGGTCTCTGTCGCGCCGTGCTCGGGCCGGGCGCCCCCCGCGCGCTGACGCCCTATGGGCTGTTCCGTCGCCTGGTGGGGCAGAAGAAAGGAATTTTTTCTTGACATCGTTTCTGTAGCAGTCTAAATCCCGTCCTGCCAACGGGCGATCTGTGCCCGAAGGCGTCTCCCTCCCGATCCTGTCAGCCTGCGCGGGCCCGCCCTTCCCACCGGAGGGGCGGGCCCGCGGCTTTTTCAGGCCGGCGCCCGGCAGCGCGAGACCCGCCCCCCCAGACCTTCCGTTCCAACCCCCCTCCCCTTCAAGCCAAGGAGACGCCGCGCATGGGTGGCCTGTTCCGTGCCCCGAAGCCGGAGGTCGTCGAGGTGTCGACGCCCGAGCCGGTGGCGACGACCGCGGCGCCCGAACCCGCATCGGTCGCCAGCGATGCCCGCGTCGCCAACCGCCAGCGCGCCCTGCGTGGCCGCCCCGGCACCATTGCCACCTCCGAGCGCGGCGTCCTCGCCCCGCTGCCCAACCTGGCGCGCAAGACGCTGCTCGGCGAATGACCGGATCGCCCCGCGACGCGGCCGCCGAGCGCCGCGACACCCTCGCCGCCGGGCTGCTGGCCCGGTACGGCGCCGCGCGGGAACGGCGCCGCCCGATGGAGCCGCTCTGGCAGGCCTGCTACGACCATGCCCTGCCCGCGCCCACGGGCAGCGCCGCCCTCTTCGACGCGACGGCGGCGGATGCGGCGGAGCAGCTTGCCGCCTCGCTGCTTGCCGAGTTGACGCCGCCCTGGTCGCGCTGGTTCGGCCTGGCGCCGAGCCGGGCGCTGGACGACAGCCCCGCCGGGCGCGCCGCGACCGAGGCGCTGGAGGATGCCGCCGCCACGCTGCAGGGGCATTTCGACCGCTCCAATTTCGCGATCGAGATGCACCAGGGCTTCCTCGACCTGGTCGTCGCCGGCACCGCGGTGCTGCTGGTCGAGGAAGCGCCCCTCGGCGAGGCCTCCGCCTTCCGCTTCGCCGCGGTGCCGCTGCAGCAGGCGGTGCTGGAGGAGGGGCCGGACGGGCGGCTGACCACGCTGTTCCGCGAGGCCCGGCTGCGCCCCGCCGCGCTGCGCGACCGCTACCCCGGCGCCGCGCTGCCGGAGGCCGCGGATGCCGACACGCCGCTGCGCGTGCTGGAGGCGGTCTGGCCGGAGGGCAGCGCGGTGCGCCACGCCGCCATCCTGGCCGAGGATCCCGACCGGCCGCTGCTGCTGGCCGAGGGCCGCTTCGCCGAGCATCCCGCCATCGCCTTCCGCTGGCTCAAGGCACCGGGCGAGGTCTGGGGCCGCGGGCCGGTGATGAAGGCGCTGCCGGATATCCGCACCGCCAACAAGGTGGTGGAGCTGGTCCTCAAGAACGCCTCCATCGCGGCGACGGGGATCTGGCAGGCCGAGGATGACGGCGTGCTGAACCCGGCGACGGTGCAGCTGGTGCCGGGCGCCATCATCCCGAAGGCGCCCGGCAGCAGCGGCCTGACCCCGCTGGCGGCGCCGGGGAATTTCGACGTCTCGCAGCTCGTGCTGGGCGACCTGCGCACGCGCATCCGCAGCGCGCTGCTGGCCGACCGCATCGGCCCGCAGCAGGATGCGCGCCGCACCGCGACCGAGGTGCTGGAACGCTCGGCCGAGACGGCGCGGCTGCTCGGCGCCACCTATGGCCGGCTGCAGGCCGAGCTGCTGACGCCGCTGGTCACGCGCTGCCTCGGCATCCTGCGCCGGCGCGGCGAGATCCCGCGCCTGGCCCTGCCCGACGGGCGGGAGGCGGCGATCCGCTACGAGAGCCCGCTGGCCCGGGTGCAGGGCCGCGCCGACGCGGCGAATACGCTGCTCTTCCTGCAATCGGTCAACGCCCTCGGCGGCGTCGCCGCGGCGCAGGTGGATGCCGCCGCGGCGACGCGCTGGCTCGCCCGCACCCTGGGCGCGCCGGCCGAGGTTCTCGTGCCCCTCGTCGCCCCGGTTGGTGCCCATCAGGCCGACACCCCCGCGGCCGACGGCGCGCCCGCCACCCGGCATCGCGCGCCGCCCGCGCGATCCGCCCCGCCTTCCCCCCCAGCCCCCCAGCCGGAGTGAGTCCAGCCATGCCCGAGGACCTGCTGTTGCCCGACCCCAGCCCCGCGCCCCTGCCGCCGGGCGGCAAGACCCGGTCGCCCGAGACGGCGGCGACGCGCGCCACGCCGCCCGAGGTGCCGGAGAAATTCCGCGACCCCGCCACCGGCGCGATCCGGGTGGAGGCGCTGCTGAAATCCTACCTCGCCCTGGAGCGCATGCTGGCGCAGCGCGCCGCCCCGCCGGGCCAGGACGCGACGCCGGAGGACATCGCCCGCTTCCGCGCGGCGATGGGCATCCCGGACAGTCCGGATGCCTACGAGATCGCCGCGCCGCACGACCTCTGCTGCGCCGATGCGGGGGTGAATGCCCGGCTGCATGCGGCGAATTTCAGCAATGCGCAGGCGCAGCTCGTCTACGACCTGGCGGCCGAGCGGCTGATGCCGCTGATCGCCGAGGCGGCGGCCGAGTTCGAGGCGGATCGCCAGCGCGGCCGGCTGGTCGAGCATTTCGGCGGCGAGGAGCGCTACCGCAAGGTCGCGGCCCAGCTGACCGCCTGGGGCCGCGCCAACCTGCCGCCGGCGGTGCTCGAGGCGCTGTCCACCACCGCCGAGGGGGTGCTGGCGCTGGAGCAGATGATGCGGAAAGGCGAGCCGGCGCTGCCGCGCGACGCCGCCGCCGCGCCCCAGGCCGAGGGCGAGGCCGAGCTGCGCCAGCTCATGCGCGACCCGCGCTACTGGCGCACGCGGGAGCCCGAGTTCATCCGCCGCGTCTCGGATGGCTTCCGCCGCCTGGTCAACAGCGGCGGCTGACCCGGCCGGGCCGAGCGCGACCCGCCCCTCTCCGCGCGCTCGGCCGGCCGATGGGCGGCGGCGATCCTCCCCCCGGTCCCGCCGCCCGCCCGCCGGGCCCCGCGAGCGCGATGCGCCTTCCGCTCCGCGGGGCCCGGCCCCGGTTCCTGCCTTTCCGTCCCGGACATACCGCAGCGCGGCCCGGGGCGGCGCCGCGCCGCCGGCCCCTGCCCCCCCGACCCGCTGCCGGGCCGGCACCTGGGCAGGGCGAACCGCGCGGCCGCGGCCATTTCCCACACCCTCCCGCACAGGAGATCCACCGATGTCAGCATCGATCGACCAGGCCTTCGTCAAGCAGTACCAGGCCGAGGTGAAGGAGGCCTATCAGCGCCAGGGCAGCAAGCTGCGCCCCTGCGTGCGCAGCAAGTCCGATGTGCGCGGCGCCTCCACCATCTTCCAGAAGGTCGGCCGCGGCACCGCCTCCTCGAAGACGCGCAACGGCGTGGTGCCGGTGATGAACCTCGACCACTCGCCGGTCGAGTGCTTCCTGCAGGACCACTACGCCGGCGACTGGATCGACAAGTTCGACGAGCTGAAGATCCAGCACGACGAGCGCGCCGTGGTCGCCAATGCCGGCGCCTATGCGCTCGGCCGCAAGACCGACGAGCTGATCATCGCCGCGCTCGATGCCGGGACGGTGGAGGCGGTGGGCACGGCCTCCGGCACCACCGACGCCGATGGGCTGACCCGGGCCAAGGTGTTGCTGGCCTTCGAGATGCTCGGCCAGGCCGATGTGCCGGATGACGGCGAGCGCTACGCGGTGGTGGGCTGGCGGCAATGGTCCGAGCTGCTGACGCTGCAGGAGTTCGCCAATGCCAACTACGTCGGCGACGGGGAGCTGCCCTGGAAGGGGACGCAGGCGAAGAAGTGGCTCGGCGCCACCTGGATCCCGCATAGCGGGCTGACGCTGAACGGCACGCTTCGCTACTGCTACTTCTTCCACAAGACCGCCGTCGCGCATGCCGCCGCCGCCGAGGTGATGACCGACATCACCTGGCATGGCGACCGCGCCGCCTGGTTCGTCAACACGATGATGAGCCAGGGCGCGGTGCTGGTGGACGGCAGTGGTGTCGTGCGGATGCGCGCGGTGGAATAGCCACGCGGATGCGCGCGGTGGAATAGCCACGCGGATGCGCGCGGCGGAATAGCCACGCGGATGCGCGTGGTGGAATGA